GCTACTGGCAACGTCAGTGGCGGCAACTTGAATGTAACTGGAAATATTGTTGACACAGGTGCATTGAGCATCATCACCAGCAGCAACGGTAATATAACACTGGCACCCAACGGCACAGGTGTGGTGGTGGTCAACACTGATATTAGAAATGGCCAGGCCAATGCTGTAGGCAACATTGGAAGTTCCACAGGATATTTCAACACAGTGTTTGCTAAAGCTACTAGTGCTCAATATGCGGACTTGGCCGAGATGTATGTGGCCGATGACAACTACTCTCCTGGCACTGTGGTAGAGTTTGGTGGACCTGCTGAAGTAACACAAAGCACCGCAAGCCATAGCACCCGTGTGGCTGGCATTGTATCAACCAATCCTAGCTACTTGATGAATGCCACACTCACAGGCGACCATGCTGTTCCTGTGGCTCTGGTAGGACGAGTTCCTTGCCGGGTTGTTGGGGCCATTGCCAAAGGAGACCGTTTGGTGGCTAGCTCTATCTCGGGAGCCGCAACAACTCTTGATCCAACACAGTATCAACCAGCCTGCATCATTGGCAAGGCATTACAAGATTACAATTCAGACACCGTGGGTATCATAGAAGTTGCAGTAGGCAGGACCTGATGCAAGCTCGATATCGCACAGACTACGCTGGCGAATTTGTGGTAGTTGAATCGCGCTGGGGCGGCGGCAAGAAAAACGAAAGCCGCGAATGGATTCCTAATCCCATTGAAAATCATCATATCTCAGGACGTGCTGCCTGCATTGGCAGCAGTTTTGATCGGTCGCAATTCAACCACACTATTTTACAGCGTCATCGCGGCGGATTGCTGGGTTCATTGAAATTACAAACCTACGGCGTAGGAGAGATTGCGCAGGAAATGCGGCTAGACTTTGTGGTTGAAACCAACCGCACAAAGCTAAACAAAATCTTAGAAACCAATTATCAACAGGACAACATTGTTTATACCAGCGCACACAACTGTGTGGCCAACCCAGGTCAGTTCTATTTGGTCCCCTACAAACCTCATCTGTTGGACATAGCCACTATATTATATCTGGCAGCTTTTGACGGACACCGAGAAGTCTTCTTGTTGGGGTACAACGACGAAACGCCTGTGGAACACCCTGCCTGGATGGATCAAGTTGCAGAAGTTTTCACGGCCTATTCAGGCACGCAGTTTTGGTTGATTGGGGAAAAAACCCGCATGCCAGACGTTTGGGTCAACTGCTCCAACGTCAGGATCATGAACTATCGTGATTTTATTGGCTACTGTGATGTGTGAACATTAGACTCAATCACACTTATCTTGTTTTGTACAGCTTCAAAATTTATTGTAGACCACAGTCCCGGATGCATGGGTCTGGGCCAGGTGCCACTATCAATCCAAGCATATCCTAGGTGTTCGTGATTGAGTTGAGGGACAAATTCTTTTTCCACGCTGCAATAAAAAGTATGATAGGCAAATACTCCGTCAACTGTGGTGAATTTTTCAATGGGTATTAAGCGCACGAAGTCAGGAACAAATCCCAATTCTTCTCTGCACTCTCTGAACATGGCATCACGTAGGCTTTCGCCGGCTTCTATCTTGCCACCAGGCAAGCCCCATGATCCTGGATGTTTTGGATCATCTCGCATGAGATATAGATAGCGACCGGTATCTACAGAGTAGAACCAAACCCCTACAGCGTTTACAATACTAGGCTCCATGTGCCTCCGGGATACAGGCCTTGATAACTCTTGACCCAGGTCGTGCCGGTCCATTGATATTGTATTTCTGTGGTGATATTTGTGACATACTGTATATTATCAGGACTTGAGGTCGAGTCAAAAGAAATCTGCCATCTTGCCCCATCGTATTCCACGATGTCGTTGGCATGTGCCACCAAAGGCTGATCGCTAGTACCGGCCCAGGCTTCGGCATATCCGTCATCAAATGATCCGGTATCCTCGGTAAACAAATACCTTTGACCCACGGCAGCCGGAGCAAGCCCTGCACCAGGTCCACTGCGCAAAGGATCAATCACACTCAATACTGGATCTAGGGTATTGGCTGGAACAGTGTCAATGTCAACCGTGAACAATAAAAATCTGTCATCGGTGGGATCGTAGGCCACTGTGCCCACAACATCGGTGCCGTCCTCTTGCTCCAGCCGGATCAGGCTTATTCCGGGTCTTAGCACCCCATACACACCAATAAGGTTGTGCCATAGCAAATTGCTTTCTGGACTGTCGGGTGGGGCCAAACTGGCATTGCTCTGATCTACAACTTGTTGTTCTCTCAGGGCCTGTAGTTTGCCACCAATCAACAAGACCTGGTATGCATATGGAGTAAACACCTGGCGTGTGCCCAACAACAAATCGTTGTCTAATATGGCATTTGATGCATCGCCCTGGGCATCAAAAACGGATGCAACAATACGTTCGACCACGCCCAATTTCTTGACCTTGGCTGGACTGGAGATCCAGATGGGTATGCTGAAAGTCAAGGTCGCTATGTCTATGGGATTGTCTGCGTTGACAGGTATGATTCTACTAGACCAGTTTACACGTTCGAGATTACACACACTCATGCTGGTCCAGTCTATGTAGTTGTCAGTACTTTGTATTTCCAAACTAGGATTAAACAGCACCAGGATCTGTTCCAGGATCTGCATTTTTTGATTGGTGTTTGATGTCCAGATATCAAGATTTAGAGTCAATTTATAAGGCACTGGCATGAGCCGTTCTATGGTAAAAGCATTGCCCTGTGTGGTTTCATAGGTATCTGTGTCAGAATCATAGGTTCTTTGACGCACTTGAATATTGCTGACAAAGTTGGGTTCTTGGATCCTGGGACGATCATAATCCAAGGCCGTGATGTAAAAGGTCATCAAAGGAGTCGACGGCATATCGTTGGCACTATTTTCTTGCAAAATAGTTTGGGCCTGACGACTGGCATCACCGTAACGCACAGGCACACGCACCAAGGTATCATTTTTGCCAGCTTGATTTATACCATAGGCCACTTGGAAGTTTGAAAAGATCCTGGCAAACTGTAAGAGGAAGCGACGTATTTGTTCGTCGTAAAAAAAATTTGCGATTTTAATTTACCTCCTGTAATGCTTTTCTTTTTGCCCAGTTACGTAATACACCTTCTCTAACTTTTTGTTTATGTTCCAGTGTAAGTGTAATTTTTCCAGTCTGATTTGCATATCTTTTTTTCTGAGCTACGCTCTTGTTTGCCTTAGCTTGTTCTGAATTCTTCCATCCTGTAGCATGAGGTTTATGTGCAGAATGTTTCTCTACACCACCGTTTTCTGCTCTGCGTCTCGCGTGTTCTTCTCTTTTAACCCGCCGCATCTTCTCAATACTTTCTGCACTGTGTCTTTTATTGTTGCCGGTGCCTCTATTGTTATATAATACCACACCTTGAGCTCGTAACTTATTGGCCCATAGTGTTTCTAACTCATTGAGTTGATCGATATCACCAGCACTGTCAACCACTTCCCATAAAAAGTTTTCAACGCCGTACTTTCTTATGCTGTCATATAAATGACTTTTTTTGCCCGATCGGGCATCTGCCTGATGACTATACCACCGCATCTTGGCATTAGACTGAACTGTCTGTCCAACATACATTTTGCCATTGAAGAGATTTTTTATAGTGTAGATATACATTATCGTCCTGGTGGTCTTGGATTGGGTGGTAAGTTGCCGCCTTGATCACCATTGTCGGCCTGTGGTTTGAGTATTTGGCTGAGACTTTGGCGGCTTGGTATGTTGCCAAGATCTGTGGTGCTTACTGTGTAGTCATTATTAACAAAACTGGCTCGTTGTGACAATGCACCTGGATTGGCCAAGTTGAGATCAGTTCTCACATTGTCTTCAATTTTTACCCAGGACTTGCCGTTGTATCTGAACAGGCGATTGGGGAAGTAATCCAGTCTTAGGGCATAGTCACCGACCACTGGGTTCTGCGGAAAGCTCACACCTGGAGTGACCGGCAGACCATTTGGAGCATATTGATCTCCGGTGAGATAGCCCATGGTATAACCAAAACTCTTGGGTGTGTTGCCTTCGCCGGTTTGTGTGCTGTCCACAGTGGGCCCGGTGTCATCTGCGGTGATTCCTGCGCCGGCCGGTTGACCAAACGCCGTGGGTAAAATATAAAATTTGGTGACGTCGTAGCCACTAAGTGGCACATCGGCCTGTGCTTGAGTGAGTATGGCATCGTTGAGAGCCAAGTCCTTGGGACGGGTGCTCATTTCGTCGCCCACAGTGGTCGGAGTAGTAGGAGTCCAATATGGAAGTCCGGTGTTGGGATTGATGGCATCTATAGCCGTGCCAGGAGGAACATTGCCATTGGCAGTGTAGTAATCTCCACCATTGTTGACTACTTCGCCCGAGGGATAAAAATTGCCGGGATCCCAGATGTTTTCTGGCATGAACGGCTGATCAATGATCTGCTTGAATTCTTGAGCATTGACCATGGGCGTGGCTTTGATACGCCACAGATGTGGTTGCCAGGTTTGACTGAATCCTTCGCTGGCAAAATTTCCATCTTGTATTACATAATATCTCGGCAGAGCCTTGGGAATGGTTCGGTCCAAGGGATGGTAGTCTGTAAGATTGGGCACTTCAATCACATCGCCACTCATGAGCTTGCGGCCCAAGGTGTCGATCATGTCGTTGTAGTGAAAGGTCATGAACAAGGTATCACCGTTCAAGAACAGGCCAAACTGTGTGAGATCAAAGTCTATGTCCTGAGTTCTATAAACTCCGCGCATGACAAAAACATCAGGATCATAGGCTCGGTCACGATTTTCCAACAACAGCAGGTCTTCGATAAAAAGCGGATTTGTACTGTTGTAGATTGGCAAAGTAGCATCGCCGGGGTTGTTGGCCTGCTCAGGATCTACGATAGGACCCAGATATTTGTGGACATAGATATCGATGCCGCCCACAGTGAACATTTCGCTGATGTTGCGGTCAAGATACTGATAATCGGCTGTTCTGTTGGGACGATAAAGGCTAAGGCGCGGCATAGTCTTGTATTTATGGGTCAAATTGACTTGGAAGCCAAAAGCAGTTATAATTAATTACATGGATGAATTAATGGATCGTCTGGACAAAATTGAGCGTGCTATTCCCCAGATACGAAATAAAACAGCTCGCAAAGATCTCATGAAAATGTTGCGTAACATAGACACTGCTATAAACGCCGTCAGTAAAGAAAGTGTAGAATGCCGCCGATTGCACAGAGAAACCCTGCACCACAGGGAATTGGTCAAAAAAGCCAACGAACTCATCACCAATCTGGAGCAACACCTAACATTTGCGGCATTGTTAAACGGTTGACCAAAAATGGCCCACATGCTATAATAATACTTTACACTTAGGAGAGCCCATGAACGCACGAGCCGCAACTGTGATCAAGCCTTTGAATCCCAAAGGTGC